AGATCACGTTAACAAAGATGAAAAAATGAAACGTATGGGCGCAAAAGAATTAAGCACATTAGATAAACTTAAGATAATGCCTAGTCAAATGAAAGCCTTTGCTAAAGGTGATAGTGAAGACGATTTACTACATTACAACAAAATGAAATCAACAAACGAAGATGCACAGTTTAACGAAGACATGATACAAATGCGTAGAATTGCAGGCTTAATAAAGTAAAACAACAATTATAAATCAATAAAAAAGGCACTCGAGGGTGCCTTTTGTTTTGGTTAAAATATTTAAATATTTCTCTTGCGAGATAAATAATTATAACGTATAGTATATATATGCTTACGTTATTAGGCATTTAAAAGACCAACTTAAAACACAAGGAGTTACACCATGGCAACATCATTAGCAGAAATTCGTGCAAAATTACAAGCACAAGAAAACCGCAGTTCAGGCGGCAGTCAACAACAAGGCGATAACGCTATCTACGCTCACTGGAACATTCCAGAAGGCACAAACGCAAGAATCCGTTTTTTACCAGACGCAAATCCAAAGAATGACTTCTTCTGGGCAGAGCGTTTAATGATCAACTTAACATTTGCTGGCGTAAAAGGCCAAGCAGATAGTAAACCCGTTACAGTTCAAGTACCATGCGTTGAAATGTATGGCGAAGCTTGTCCAGTACTTGCAGAAGTACGTACATGGTTTAAAGACGCATCATTAGAAGAAATGGGTCGTAAATATTGGAAAAAGAAATCATACTTGTTCCAAGGCTTTGTACATGAAAACCCAATTGCAGATGATACAACACCAGCGAATCCAATTCGTCGTTTCATCATCAGCCCACAAATTTTTAACTTAATTAAAGCAGCCTTGCTTGATCCTGAGTTAGAAAACTTACCAACAGACTATCAAGGTGGTTTGGACTTTACAGTTAGCAAAACATCAAAAGGTGGGTATGCTGACTACTCGACTAGTAAATGGTCACGCAAAGAATCTGCAATAACAGCAGACGAAGCAGAAGCTATTGAAAAACATGGCTTGTACAATCTTAGCGAATTCCTTCCTAAGAAACCAAGTGATGTTGAACTTAAAGTTATCAAAGAGATGTTTGAAGCATCAGTTGACGGTCAGGCGTATGACACAGAACGTTGGGGTAGCTACTACCGCCCACGTGGTGTTAGTGCACCAGCAGGCGGCGCAACAGCGGCTCCTGCGACACAAGCTGTAGCACAATCAGCACCTGCGGCATTGACCCCAGCGGCTAGTGCACCAGTTAGCGAGCATGTTGAATCAGTAGATGTACCGTTTGAAACAGATGACGTTGCACCTACAGCACCAGTAGCGGCACCAACAGGTGGCGGCCAACGTGCTGAAGACATCCTTGCAATGATTCGCAATCGTCAAAAAACTAACTAAGTAGTAAACTAGATGTTATCTAGGTTGGATGAAATAATCTATCCTAACCGTTGTGAGGTATTAGAAATAGTACCCTCACAACGGTACATCTACCCCATCTATAAAAACGGCAGTTCAAGTATAACTGAATATGCGCAACAACAAGGTTATAAAACCTTACTAAATCAACAAATAAGTAAACTAACTACAATTGATGTAGTATTACGTAATCCGTTTGATCGTTATATATCAGGTATTAAAACTTTTGTTTATACAACCAAAGCAAATAATACAGAATTAGACGCACCTACTATACTTTGGTTTGCTGAGAATTATCTGTTTCTTAACAGACACTATGCACCACAATTAAGTTGGTTAATTAATCTAAATAGATTTACAAAAGCCAAGTTAAAATTTTATGGAATGGGCCAATTATCGCAGTTCACTCCGCTAAACGTAAAACCGTTTGAAGATGTACCTCTGGTAGACGACATTGTCATTGAACGATTACGTGGCAACATTCACAATGAAATGTATCAACGATTAGATACCCTATTATTAGAACTTATAGGGCAAGAAGTAACATTTCAAGAAGTATTAGAATACTTAGAATCAAAAGATAAAATAGCTTTTCAAAAACTAAAATGCATTGCCCTAGACTAGATCATTTTGTACGTTTTAATCCAGACGGTAGTGTTAGCCGTTGTGGCCATATGACTAGACAACCACGTTTCTCTACATTGACGTTAATGGAAACCAGTGAATGGCTTGCGGGTGTTAAAGACAGTATGGAACAAGGCATATGGCCTGTTGAATGCGAACGCTGTATGGAAACAGAACATATAAACGGTACAAGCATTAGACTAAATGCAATTAAGTTTGACCAAACTCAGACACGGGCAGACTATCTAACAGTGGGCGGAGTGTTGGATAATATATGTAACAGCGCATGTTTAACCTGTAATGAACATTTAAGTACTAAAATTGGCGGGCTTATTTCTAAACACTATGAAATAATAGATAATACAAAAGGTTTTTGGGCATTACCACAAGAACGCATTGTACATTTAGATATTAATGGTGGAGAACCTAGCTATAGTAAAAATTATAAACAAGTGCTGGCCAATCTACCTAAACACGTAAAATCAATTAGACTTAACACAAACTGTAGTACTGTGTTAAAAGAACTAATTCCGTTAATTGAACAAGGCATCGATGTTACAGTAACAGTTAGTCTAGATGGTATTGGCGCGGTGCATGACTTTGTACGTTGGCCAATTAAATGGGATAAATTTTATAAGAATTTAATGACCTATAAGTCAATGCAGGTGCGTTTAAATTTATGGACTACTGTAAGTGCATTAAACATAGATGACCTGCCAAATATTATTGCATTTGCTCAAGATCATAATATAGATCATAGCTACGCATATCTTAAAGAGCCTGCTGAACTAGCAGTTGAAAATAAAAATACGCCAGAGTCCCTAGCATATATACAACGTCAAAAGCAATTACGGGGCATGGAATGAAGGTAGCTATTACAGGAGGTACAGCAGGCATTGGGTTAGCATTGGCTAATCTATTCGAAGCAAACGGACATGAAGTATTGGCACTGAGTCGACGCAACGGTTATAATATCCGTAGTCTGCCAAAAGTAGCAGGTACTGTTGAATCGTGTGATATGTTTATTAACAATGCGCAAGCTGGGTTTGTACAAACTGAATTGCTATTTGAAATATGGCGCCGATGGCAAGGACAGAAAAAATATATTGTAAATGTAGGCACCCAGATGACTGATTTATTTTTACCGCCCAAGGTAGAGTGGGATGAATACATAATACAAAAGAAAGCATTAGATCTAGCAACACAATTATTAGAGCAACGAAGTGAATGGCCTAGATTGCTATTAGTAAGACCGGGTAATATAGCCACTCAACCGGGGCAACAACCACCAGAATATATGAATGTAGACAATTATGCCCAAGGAGTATACGAGTGGATAGTAAAGAATATCTAACTAATAAATCATTCTGCCCTATTCCGTGGACTGGATTCATGTACAACTCTAATGGCGACATTATGAATTGTATTCGCAGTCAAACTGCAATCGGTAATCTTAAAGATACCGGTATACATGATATCCTATCAGCTAATACAACAACTAAGCAGAATATGCTAGATCGCAAAGCAGGGATAGGATGCAATGGTTGTTATAGTTTAGAATACGACAAGAAGAGCTTTGATATTATTAGCGACCGCGTATTTTATTTGAAAGAGTTAAAAAATGTAGATAAAACCATATATGACAATGTAGATGCTTTTGACCTGCATCAAATTGATATTCGATGGAGTAACGTTTGTAATTTTGCCTGTATCTATTGTAGTCCAGAGTATTCTAGCAAATTGGCTACTGAACTTAATATTAACATACAGCATCCAAATAATGAGCGTATTGCTGAACTAAAAGAATATATTTTTAATAATGCACATCAATTAAAACATGTTTATATGGCAGGCGGTGAGCCGTTGCTAATGAAAGAAAATTTAGAACTGTTGGCTATTCTTAAAGAGAAAAATCCCACAGTAAACTTACGGGTTAATACAAACTTAAGTAAAGTTGATACACGTGTATTTGAAACAATATGCGAATTTCCTAATGTGCATTGGACAGTAAGTATCGACGAGCTAGGGGATGAATTTGAGTATGTAAGATACGGTAGTAACTGGCAGGATTTTTTGGATAACCTAGAAACTATTAGAAAATTTGATCATAAAATTTCATTTAATATGCTACATCATATATTAAATTATATGTCAATATTTGATAGTATTAGGTTTTTACAAAACTTAGGATTTCATAGTAATAGTTTTATTGTTGGACCGTTGCTGGCTCCTGCGTATTTAAATGTTAGACACTTACCTGATCATATGCTATATACAATACAACAAGAATTAGACGAGTGGATTAGCCAAAAACCTGGTTATCTACTTGAAAACAGCCTAAGAAATATGTTACAATACATAAAAACACCTATAGTGAAGAACATGGAGTACTGTCTACAAGAAATTGCTAAAATAGATCAGCGACGAGGATTAGATAGTAAGCAAGTATTTAAAAATTTTTATAGTTTAATAGAAGAGGGCAAATAATTATGGCAAAACCATTTGATATTAGTAAGTTTAGAAAGAGTATTACCAAAAGCATTGAAGGATTAGGTATCGGCTTTAACGACCCAACAGATTGGATCTCAACAGGCAACTACACATTAAACTATCTACTAAGCGGAGACTTTAACAAAGGTATTCCGATGGGTAAAGTAACTGTGTTTGCTGGTGAATCAGGCGCAGGTAAATCATTTATCTGTTCAGGCAACATTGTACGTCATGCACAAGAGCAAGGTATCTATGTAATCTTAATTGATACAGAAAACGCACTTGACGAAGCATGGTTACACGCACTAGGTGTAGATACAGACGAAAGCAAGTTACTT